TGACTACAGCCAACTCAAGGCGACCGTGTACTTGTACGACGATGCCGGGTTTCGCACCGCTGCCGTACGCACAACCGTCGCTGAAGTTGAGCCGCTGCTGAAGGCCCGCGGCAGAAGCGTTCACTTCTATCGCTGAGACAACGGAGACCTGCCCCTTCCCTTGTTGACAGAGGTGGAAACTTCCGCTTAGAATCTCGATCGTTGACTAATTAATCTGCAATCAGAGGTAACGCAAATGAAGACCAAACCTGCTTTCGAGTCCACAGTGTGCAAGTCCTGCGGCGGCACTGGCGAATACTGGTATCGCTCGATTCACGGCAAAGACTGTTTTCAGTGCAGCGGCGTGGGCTACAAGTTCACTAAGCGCGGTCGCGCTGCTCACAATTACTTCGTGCAACTGATGTCGAAGCGCCCGGCGGACATTCAGCCCGGCGATAAGGTTCGCGTGCTTGGTTTCAACGCAGGCTCGTACATTGAGCCGACTCGCTGGTACACTGTAATTGATGTAAAGCACGATCAGCCCTCGAACGCATTTAGCCGAGTCAACGGCGAATGGGTTGCGCAGCCGAACATCAGCATCATTGAGTGCGAAGGCTGCTCGAACTACGTTTTCCCTGATCAGTACGTGCGCGTCGCGCAGACGGCCGAGCAGAAGGCCGCGGCCCTTGCTAAGGCGCTGGAGTTCCAAGCCTCTTTAACGAAACAAGGAGAACCCCGAAAGGCGGCGTGACGGAATGAGTGCGGGGGTGTGACCCACCCCCCTCCCTTTTGTATTTACCGTGGTAAACTTCCCCATACCAACCAATCTGTCATCGGAGACCAACGTGAAAAAATTCCAATTCAACACCCGCGTCCACCTGCTCGGCCACTCATGGGTTGCCGAAGTTTTCGCGACCCAGATGTCGGCGCTGTTCGACCACGAGGTCGAGATCGACACGGTCAGCCTCGTCAGCATGTTCGACACCGAACAGGACAACGTAGCGCACCCGCTCGCGTTCCAGATCGTTGTCGAGGTCTGGAACCTGCCGGCTGACGTGCTGCAGAGCGTGCAGTTCCGCGCCGAGTACGAGGCGGACCGCAAGCCCTCACGCAGCAACGACGACAGCCTGTTCGAGTTGGTGGCCGGTATCTGCCGTCAGGCGCACTAGGAGGCGCTCTGGGCGGCGCGTCGGCCCTTGGCGCGCTGCCCTAGACCCCGCTGCATGTCGCGCCACTGGAACCGCCGTAAAGGCGGCAGGCGCCCTGCCCGAACCCACTTAACGACAGCGGCCGGGGTAACGCCAAAGGCTTGAGCCACAGCGATTTGCGTGTTGAACCGTGAAAAGACTGCTTGCAACTCTGGACTCATGGGCGTAAAGTTTACCTAAGTTAACTCGTTATTTGCAATTTTTATCGGAGATCAGTGATGAAAGTTCAATTTGAATGCAAGGAAATCCACGCCGAGCGCAACCGCAATGACGAATTGCCGGATGGCGTTCGCGAGTGCTTTACCTGCAACCGTTACGTCAGCAAATCCGATCATCTCGACGACGAGTGCGTCGATTGCATGACCCAGTTCTACTACGAAAACGCCGAGGAATTGGTGTCGGCGCTGGCGTTCGATTACCTACGTTATCCGCAAGTCACGCGCGCTTACGACCGCGTGCTCGCGCTGTATCGAGGGGAGGCGTGATGGAAAACTGTGACCAGTGGTGGTGGCAGCAAGATCTGGAAATGCAGGAGCAGGACGAGCACGAGCGTATCCAGAAAGGCAACGCCGCCCTCGATAAACTTGACCAAGAAATCCGCGAAGAACTGCAAAAAATTTATGGGAGTCTGCAATGAATCGTTCTGAACAAACCAACGAAATCTCAAAAGCCCTCGCAGCCGCACAGGCCGAGATGAAGAATCCGGCGTTCGACTCGTCGAACCCGCATTTCCGAAACAAGTTTGCGTCGCTGGCCGCGATCCGCAACGCGGTGGTGCCGGTGTTCGCCAAGCATGGCCTGTCGGTCATGCAGGAATTGACCACGGTCGAAGGCGGCGTCGGCTGCTTGACCGTCGTGCAGCACAGCAGCGGCCAGTGGCTGGAGTTTGGCCCGCTCGTGATGCCGGCCACCAAACCCGACGCGCAGGGTTTTGGATCGGCTGGCACGTACTGCCGCCGTTACAGCCTTCAGAGCGTGGCTGCGATCGTCGGCGACGAGGATGACGACGCCAACGAGGCCAGCAAGCCCGCACAAGCCCCGCAGAAGGCCGCCAAGGCGTCCAAGCCTTCTGCCGCTATCTTGGCCGCCATCAAGGCCGCCGAGACCGTGGAAGCCCTGCAGGCGCTCTATAAGTGCATGCCCGAAGATGACCGTGCTGGCGCGCTGGATGCGTTTGCAGCCCGCCGTAAGGACTTGGGCTCGTGATGCAGGGCACCCCCGAATGGCATGCTCGGCGGTGCGGCAAGGTCACGGCCAGCCGTATCTCCGACATCATGGCCCGGACCAAAACCGGCGCCGCGGCGTCTCGTGCAAATTACATGGCGCAATTGGTGGTCGAGGTATTGACCTGCAAACCCACGGAAGGGTTCCAGTCTCCGGCAATGGCGCGCGGTACGGAACTTGAGCCTGTCGCCCGGGAGCAGTACAGCATTCGCACCGGCAACCTTGTCGATCAGGTCGACTTCGTGGATCACCCGACGATCGCCAGTTCAGGCGCAAGCCCGGACGGCCTCGTGGGCGATGACATGGTCGTGGAGTTCAAGTGCCCGACAACCAGCGTGCACTTCAACTACATCGAGTCGCGCAAGGTGCCATCCGACTACAACCTGCAAATTCAGTGGCAACTCGCCTGCACCCAGCGCGTCAAGGCCGACTTCGTGTCGTTCGATGATCGTGTGCCGGAGGAATTGCAACTGCTAATTGTTCCGGTGGAACGCGACGACAAGTTGATCGCGGATATCGAGAAAGAGGTCATCAAGTTCCTTGAGGAGCGTGATGCTAAAGTGAAATTTTTGAAGGAGGTCAAACTGTGAAACCTGAATTTAAGCAATTCAAACCGCTGGACCTGAAGCCGGCGCAAGGCAAGGCATTTAAAAACAAAAACAAGGAAACCGAGCAGCAGCCGCATTACCGCGGTGAGTTGGAAATTCCTGCCGACATGACCGGTCGCGTCAAGATCGGCGTGTGGATCAACACGTCGAAGGCCGGCGACAAGTATTTGAGTTTCATCATCAGCCCGCCGTTCCAACCCAAGGGCGCCGCGCCTGCTTTGAAGAAGCAGGACGAAGAGCAGTTTGAAGACGACGACATGCCGTTCTAATGAACAAGCGCATCATCCCAAAACACTCGAAGCCGGCGGACGTGGTTCGCGCAATCAACACCATGATTCGCGACCTCGACCCGGCAAAGTCGTGGACCGTCACGATCGAGGAGTTGAAGGCAAAGCGCAGTGACGCCCAGAACGCGTTCCTCTGGGCCGTCTGTTACCCCAGCATCCTTGAGGGTGGCGGCGAGGCGCTGCGCGGATGGACTGCAAACGATTTGCACGAGTTCTTCCTTGGCGAGTGTTTCGGATGGGAAGTCGTCGAGGGCTTTGGGCGCAAGCGCATGAAGCCTGCGCGTCGCAGCAGCAAGATGACTAAACAGGAGTTTTCCGATTACATAGGGTTCATCGAGAGCCGCGCTGCCGACATGGGGATCATCATCCCGGAGCCGACTTATGACCACGAATAGGCCAATTATTGAATTGACGCCGTGGGAGTATGAATGGGCATCCCACGTTGGTGCCCGTCGTTTCATCGAAAACTGGAGCCGCGGGAATGCATCCCACTATCACGCAAGCCGTATGGAAGATGATCGTACGGCACAAGTTGCTGCCTGCGTTGCAGAGTTGGCTGTTGCCAAGTACGCGAACCGGTACTGGTCGGGTTCGGTATGGCCGGCGTCGAAGCACGGCGAATACAAGCATCTGGCCGACGTTGGTACAAACATTGAAGTACGTCGATTACGCACGAAAAATTATGCGGCGGTAAGGCGTAAACAAGTAGGCAAAGGGTTGGTGCTGTTTGTCGCAAAGCCGATCATGCCTGAACTGCGTTCTGTTGAGATTTTTGGATACATTGATTACGACGAAGCATGGAACATCGCGGTACCTACGGAATATGATCCAGAGAACACGCGAGAAGTTGGCTCCGAATTTTTAAAATTACTTTAGGTGCTTTATGAAAAAACTGTTTGTATTGTTCGCAGCATTTGTCGGCACGGCGTGCGCAGCCGGCGAGCCCAAGATCATTGGGTCTTTCCCTAACAAGGATGGCGGCGAGATCGTGTTGTCATCTGAAGCGTGCAGAGATCAACCGCAAAAAAAGATCGCATACCTCACGTCCGGTGGCGGAAAAATTACGCTTTTTGGCTGCTGGAATTTGATTGGTGAAAAAGTGTTTGTCCAGTATTCGGACGGCGATTTGTACACGTATCCGATTGAAGGCATTGTGTTCACCAACGAATTCAACGAGTGGTACAAAAAGAAAAACAAAGTGACGTATCAGTGAGTCCGATCGCGGCAAACCTGCGTGAGCAAGCCCGGGGCCGCCAGTGCATGGTGCGCATCCCGGGCGTGTGCTGCCATAACAGCGAGACGGTCGTGCTCGCACACGTCAGGCTCCCCGGGGTCTCTGGCATGGGCATCAAGGCAACCAGCGACCTCTGTGGAGCGTGGGCGTGCCATACGTGCCATGACGCCATCGACAGGCGCGCCAACATGGACCTCGACCGCGATTACGTGAGATTGCTGCATCTTGAAGGCATGGTGCGGACTATTGCGCAACTCGCCAAAGAGGGCATTATTTGAAGTTGACGTGTCGCAGTTGCCGATGGTCGGTATGGAAACAGGAGCGGCTCGTTTGCGATAAATGGGACTTGCTGGCCGACTTGAGGTGCGCCTACTTCGTTTATGAACCCGGAACCGACGAGGTCGAATATGACCATCAACGAGAAGTACGAACTCAAAAAGAAACTGGTCGCGGACCTGCGGGACGCTATGCGCCGCGTCAACCAGATCAACGAAGATATCAGCAGGGTGGACAACGGAATGTACCCCCGGGAAAGAGAAAATGACTGGATACCGCCATTTTTGCGGAAGGCCGAAACATGCGAGTCCTAGATAGTTGGGACGTGGAGTGGGACCGAATGGGACACACTGAACTTGAATTGCGCAAAGAAATTGCAGAACTGCGCGGCCGTATCGTCGGGTACGTCACCCAAATTGACGACTTGCAGATGGAACTGCGCGCGGCCAATGCCGACGCCATGGCGGCGCAGGATGAGGTCAGACGCCTACGCGAAAAATTGAAGGCGCGCCTCAATGGATGAAATCGAGGAGGCGATCGACGCGCTGGAGCAGATTCACCCGGACGCAATGATCGCGATCGACGAGACGCGCTACCTGCACCTCGGCCAATTGGCCGTGCTCTGCATCAAGAAACTGAAAGAACTGCAGGACTTACAAAATGATGATACTCGGCATTGACCCCGGCCTCTCCGGCGCTGTCGCCTTCTTCGACGTGCTGAACGAGTCCATCGTCGTCATGGATATGCCAACCGTGCAACTGCAACGCAACGGCAAAACCAAACGCGAGGTTAGCCCGGTGCTGCTCGCGGACATGATCGCCGGCAAGGGCGTCACGCAGGCGTTCGTCGAGCGCGTCTCGGCCATGCCCGGGCAGGGCGTGTCGTCGATGTTCTCGTTTGGGCGCTCTCTGGGCGTCGTAGAAGGCGTATTGGCGGCGTATGAGATACCCATGACCTTGGTGACCCCACAGGCGTGGCAGAAGGGTATGGGCGTCCGCACGGGCAAGGACGGCAGCCGCGAGCGCGTCATGCAACTGTTCCCCAATTACTCGGAGATGTTCGCGCGCAAAAAAGACGACGGACGTGCCGAGGCCGTGCTGATCGCCAAATACGGATACACTATGCGTTTGGGAAATGGGATCGAAATATGAAATTCAGTTTTACGCTCAACCTGCCGTCTAAGGCAGGGTATCCGGTACAGAACGTCATCGGCGAAGTTGAAGGCGTGAATTCGGTGCAGGAACTGGCTGAGACCATCAATAACGAGCAGTTCATCGTCGTCAAAGAGGTTTACCGCAACCCGGAGATGGGCACCCACTTCGAGGTCGGCACGTTGATCCTCAACACGAACATGATCGGCAAGATCAAACCGTATCACGTCAACCCGTAAGGAACAGCGCGCGCTCGTCGTTGCGTCGATTCACAAGGCCGCGCAGGACTTTCCCGCCGGCCTTTGTGTACTTTAGAAACTCTTTTCCAGTGCCCTCGATATCACCGCGGTTGTATTTTGCTCGCAAAGTCGATCGCTGGAGCGTGCCAAGCCCTAGGTTGAACGAGAAAGATACCAAAGCGTCAAGATGTCCTTGCTGAGTAGCAGCAACAGGGCAATACCGACAAACGCCTCGAACAAAGCGTCCCAAATCTTGCTTGAGAAGCGTTTCGACCTTTTCCACGGTCCAGACACGGTCATCCTCCGGGCGTAACTGATACGTCATGCGTTCTGCGAGTGGCAACTTTGCTTGCTCGGGATACAGCACATGGCCGACACCAATCGTCCAAAGTTTAGCGGGGCACCTGTACGGCTTAAACCGTACACCTTCGTGGTGCTTGATCATCGTCAGACATTTGTCTGAAATCATTTTTTGAAGGCTTGCGTTCCAAACCAAAACGACACGATCGATGCCCAAATGGTCTGCGTGTCATCGTCCCACAGCAAGTCTAGCGTTTCCTTGAAGTCGACGCCGTGACTGTAGGCGTACCAGAACCCGGCGACATCGATAAACACGAGCAACAGGAACATGCCGTAGGTGATCGTCGGGCGAACCATCGCGCGCGCGTTGATCACCCACTGCGAGGCACCTTTGCCGATTTCAATGTCGTGCTGATACAAAGCCTGACGGTCTGCGGAGGCCGTCTGCATTTCGATCTGTTGCGTGTGGATCTCTTCCACGCGCTCTTGCATGGCAAAGCCAGCCTTCTGCATTTCTAACTGCTGTTGCATCTGCAACTGCGCCAGCGCAATCTCGTGTTTCTTGTCCTGCCGGTCTTGGAAAAAGTCGAGCAAGCGCGGGAGGCCGCCCGACAGGAACGAGATCAACGTCGTGAATAGCGTCATCATTTGCGTCGGTCCTGCTCTTCGAGGAGTTTCACGCGCATCTGTAAGTCGTAGATCTTGTCGAGCAGGTCTTCCTTCATTTTCTGACGACGCTCGGCGGACAGCGGGCTGTCAGTCGGCACACCTTCCGGGGTGATCAGCGCGGGCATCTTGCCCTCAATCGCGATCAGTCGGTTGTTGAACGACGCCACTTCGGACAGAAGCCAGCCAACGGCGGCCACCAGAATTGGAAGCGCCAACTCAACCAATTTGTTCATGTTCATACGTGAATGCCTCGAACGACGATGCCGACAAGCAGAAGGATGATCGAACCAGCCACGGTCATAATCAGTTGCTCGATACGCTTCAAGCGCGCGTTAACGCCGCGAATCTCTTTGTCGAGGCTTTCGTAACGAACCGTGCAAACGTCGATGTGTGAGTCGACTTTGCTATCTACTTCCTGAATTGTCGTCATCACAAGTTCCTCAACAAAGCACCGGCTAAATAACTAATCACTGCGCCGGCCGACAGCCACAGTAGTTTCTCGACCCAATCCATGCGCTTCTCTAAGCGCCCGACTCTGTTGCTAACTTCCTTAACGCGGTGCGTTAAATCATTTTTCAGCAGTTTGAGATCTTTTGCCTCAATCACGGATGCGACGCTTTGTAAGCATCCAACTCTGCTTTGAGTTCTTGAACCGCTTTAATAAGCGGCGCAATCAACTCGTTGTAACCAATCGATTTAACGTCTTGACCGTCTTTGATCAAATGATCTTGGTAACCGCCAAAGTCCACGCCCATCGCGTCCATCGTTGCTTTAACTTCCTGAGCAATCAAACCCTGATGGAAACGGTTTCGCTTTTTTGAGCCGTTGTGCGTGATATTGCCAAGATCACATGCTTTCTTCCACGCAGACATTTGTTCTTGCGTGGAAGTGTTAATATCCGGCATAGGCGGTTTGTAATCTTCGCGCATGTCCCAACGAAACTTGCGGGGCTTTAGTGCCATTACAAAGTTCAAACCGAGATCGGTATCTTGAATATCCGCCTTATCACGAACATCCGAACGATTCTGCACTGCGCCGTATGCATAGGTTGTAGTGCTAGAATTACCAAGTTGAACTTGGTTGCTGCCAGTGACGTCCGTTGAAGCCCCCAATCCAGAAGAGTTTGAATACCCAGCACTATTTAAAAGTGCTTGATAACCAATTGCTGTATTAGAGTTACCAGCGCCGGCCAAACCAAGCGCCGTGCGGCCTATCGCTACGTTAGCGCTACCACTTGGATAACTACCTGCAAAATGGCCTATATATGTGTTAGCACTTGAGGTTTTGAGATTTAAGTCGCCTGCGAATCCAATACAGATGTTTTCGCTACCGCTGGTAATGGCGTTTCCAGCAAAGTGTCCAATGGTTACGTTATAGGTACCGCTTGTAAAAGAATTACCGGCAGAACTACCAAAAACAGTATTAGTACTTGAACTGCCTTTGCCGGGACCAACTTGCAACCCGTTGATGTATACGCGGCCAGTGCCATTCGGGACCAACAACATGTCTTGGTTCGTGCCAGACGTGCTGATCGTGTTGGTGCTAAACGTGATGTTTCCGGTATTAGCCGTATTGGTAATCCACTCAACATCTGTAGCGCCCGAGTTGACTGCTAGAACTTTGGAAGCATTGCCCGTGTAAGACGGGAGGATGTTGCTGCGAGCCGTGGCAGCGTTGGCCGCCCCAGTGCCACCCGACGCAATCCCAAGCGTGCCACCGAGCACCACATCGCCTGTAGCAGGCGATGACGGCGTCAACCCAGTGCTGCCACCGCTGAATGACGAGACGCCGCTGGTGCCACCACCCGACGCCGTAGCCCACGAGAGCGTGCCAGCGCCGTCCGTTGATAAAACTTGGCCGTTCGTGCCGTCCGCATTTGGGAGCGTGTACGTTGTACCGCCAGCGGCAGAGGGCACCGTCAGGCCGACGTAACCGGAAGTCGTTCCGTAGATCTTCAGGGAATTGCGGACGCGCATTTCTCCAACCGACGTTGCGCCCAGCACAAGGTTTGTGCCATCGAACGTGAAATTGGACGAGCCATCCAATGCGCCACCATTGTTGTACTGCACGTCACCAGACGCGCCACCAGCGGCAACCGAAACGGAAGTGACTCCGAGGGCGGTATTGGTGCCATCGCAATACACCAATACGCGTGAACCTTGCGTGATCAACGTCGAAGTTCCACCGCCCGCGCTTGCAAACGTCACCGTATGAGCGCCCGAGGTGTTGTTGTAGATCACCCAGTGGCCGCCAATCCCGGACGGCAGGCTGTACGTCACGTTTGCCGTGAGAACGCCGGCGACGATCAGAGTCGGCGGCCGGTACTGGCTGGCCGTGAGAGTAGTCGTGCCGGAGGCGCCAGTTGCGTTGAGGGTCGTCGTGCCGCCAAGCGATGCGTCGATGATGTCCCAGTCGCTGTTAACGGGGACGTTCCACGTATTGACGTAGTCGCCATTACCCGGCTTCTCAATCGACTTGTTGGTTGTGTACGTACTCGTCATGGTCTACTCCTAAATCGCTTGTTGCGCCACGTCGAGCGCCTTCACAATGTGTTCGTCGGGAGCGTTCAGCAACGGCTCCGTCGTTTTGTCGGTTTCCTTCTTCGCCTTGCGAAACTTGCCCATCAGTTCGTCAACGAGGGCGTCAACATTCTGCACGCGTCCGCCGGATGCGCGCTCGATGCGGCCGCCAGTTGCGGCAGTGCCAGCCATCATGCGTTCCATTTGCGCCAGAAGATCTGCAACCGTTTTACCTTCAAGCATGCGACGATTTGCGGCAATAACATTTGCAGGTAAAACTTTTTCCAACGGCATCGAAGGATCTGCGTTTAGAACGCTCTTTGCATCGCGCGGTCCAAGGAAGTGCATCAAGTAAATGTTCGCGGCAGTGGGCTCTTTGCCGGCCTGCTGCAGAATGTTGGTGTTCTGATTGATCAAGAACGGACCCATTTGCTCTTGCAGTTTTTCGCCCTCGGGCGTGCTGCGGATTTTGAGGATTTCCTCATCCGTCATGCTTGGAGCCTGATCGGGAAACATCTGACGGAATGCACCGACAAACGTCGGGTCGATGATTTGATACGCGCCACGCGCAGTCGACGCAGGATTTCGACCCTCGCCTTCTACTTTACGAATGCGCTCGGCAACGTCTGCCGGCGCCGCAGAGGGTTGTGATTGCTCTTCCGAAGCAAGTTCTTCTTGCGCTCGACTTCCAATGTACGCCGGAGTTCTGACGCCGCGCGATGTTGCAATGTCGCCGTATTTTCCTAATTTGCCAGCGCCGTAATTGATCGCGCCTGCAATTTTTGGTGACGACGCAATGAACTGTCCAGCAGCAATGTCAGGGCGTCCAATCATTGTCAGCGGGGCAGTTGCAATTCCTTCCAACAAGTTACGCGCGCCACCAGCGGTCCACGGGTTCAGCGCCATGCCGGACAACATGAACGGGAGTCTTTGATCTTTTTCGGCAAGTTGTTTAAACAAGTTTTCGCCGCGAGCGGTTGAAATCGATCGCAACGCTTTGGTGACACTTGCATTAGCCGCGGCTTTATTACCAAGCGACAGGTCTTTCACCAGCGAATTGATGTTATTCAACCCTTGCTGATATTTCTCCATCAATTCTGAATACCCTTGATGCCCTCCAAGTTTTGGGTCAGCAAGAGAGTCTCGAACAGACGTGTACAGCGCATCGATCGGCATTTCATCGCCGGGATAATTCTTGCGGATATCGCTTAATTGGCGCTTCAATGCGTCAATATTTTCCAAACTTCTGGCATTCTGAGCAGGGCTAGTGAATACCTCATCAATCAACATTCGAGCGTGTTCAAGCGCCCTCTTTTTATCCGCAAATCCACTAGGCGCACCCTGAGAAAGTTCTTTCTCCAGTTTTTGAATTTGTTCGTAGATCTTTGAGCCATCAATTTCTGCATTTGGCAGAATGCCTTTTTCAGCGCGATATCTTTCTCCACCTTCTTTGCGGATTTGCGAAAGGGCGCGCTGTGCTGCGGTCTGGAATTCATCCGCAGTGCCTTGACCGGAATAGAATCGCTTGAACACAGCGTTCAGTTCAGGGTTCGATGTTTTTGCTGCAGCAGATGCCGCTTCAAGAAGCGGAGTCGGAACGCCAGTTGCAACGTATTGAGCGCCTCGACCTATTGCAACAGGGACTTTTGACACTCCCTTCGCAATGGTGATCGCTTGTCCAACAGGATCGATTGCGCTACCAACGGTGGCAATTTTTTCTGCAACTTTGGCAGCAGTTGATCCGGCGCCAGCAAGTTTTGCAGCGGCAGTGCCGCCACCCGTCAATACGGTAGAAAGATCCATCAAAACGCTGGCCGGATCTTCAGCGAGGGCTTTTTTGAAGCCCTTCATGCTTCCGTATGTGCGCTTGTATTGTTCTTCCAAAGCGTTGATTACGGCTTCGGATTTTGCCTTTTCAGCGGGGTCTTGTTTTACGCCAAACGCACCAGCGGCCTGCGAGATCGCGCCTTCGCCAAGGTCGGCAAGAGCGGAAACAGTTTGGCGGGGGTGCGCAACGGCATGTCCCATTGCAGAGAACACACCACCAACGCTTGGCAAAAAATTCTGCGCAGCCTGCCGGCCAACGTCTGACCATTCAGGTTCTGGAGCCTCGGCAGGGATCGGCGCACGAGCCTGAGAGAATCGAGTCTGAGTTACCGGGCGTTGAACAGCCGGAGCAGAGCCTGTTGCAGGAGCCGCGGCAGGAACCTTTTCTTCCAGCGCATTCATCACGCTTGCAACATCAGGATCAGTGCTACGCGCGGCAGGTTGCCCTGTGGAGGCAGGCTCAGAAAGTCCAGCCATCACTGACTCAATATCAGGCTCCCGCACGTCAGCCATGATTAGTACCTCGCGCCAGTGAAGTAGCGATGAAATCCAGCGCCATATTTGGAGTCAATGGCTTTAATCATCGCGTCACGCTTTTCTGGATTTTGCAGCAAAGTCATTATGTTTTGATACTGATTCTTGTTCATTACGTTGAACAAGTTATCGCGATCAGCCTGATATTTTGTAACAGGGTTATCGCTGTTATAAGCCTGCAAAGCATCCGTCGCATAAAAATTACGAGGCAGACCCGTTGACGCTTCAACGCGTTTATCAAAGTCGTTGATGTAACGGGCTTTATCCATAGTTTGTTGATTATGGACAACCATGTCGGAAATAAGATTCAGCATCGCTTCACGAGGCATTGTTTGGTTTGGCGTTGCTTTTAAAAACGCTTGCAGTGCGCCAAACGATCGTTGACCAGCGCCAGCCTCTCGAAGAGCAGCAGTGCCAGTCGTGACTTTGTCTGTAATTTGAGCCTCTGTCATTCCCTGAGGATCAACCATCAAATTTTTACGAGTCTCTGGGTCTTTAATAAACGTCGAAACCAATGAGTTGTACCAATTAAAAATTTGACTTTTAAGCGGATAGAGCGCACCTGCTTCGTACGCGCCAGAACGCGGGAACGAAGCCGCAGATGCAAATCGATTGATGTCCATCATGTCGCTTTGCGCATTGACTGCATCACCAGCAATTTCATCAATTTGTTGTTTTGATGCTTTTTGCTCTTCAGGCGATGCCATCAAAAATCTGTTTCCAGCGGCGTCAGCAGTTTCAATTCCAGTTTTGCCTAATACCGTTGGGCCCGTAACAGTGGTTGCTGCCCCAGCACCCTCAGGACGCTTTATCGCAGCACTGATCGGCGCCAACGAATAACGCTTGCTGCCAACTGAGAACGGACCATTCGGATCTTCCACCGGTACCAAGTTGCGTTGACCAGCCATTTGATACAACTGGTTCAACGTCAGTGCCTGAGTTTGTCCCGTGGTGGCACGAGTCTGCTCAAGTTGCGCCTGCTTTTGCAGAGTCGGTTGATACGCTTGGACACCAGACTGCAGGCCATACGCGGCCGCAACAAGCGGGTTCCGCGTGGGCGCCATAATTGTGCCGGTGATACCAGTGGCAAGCGGAATGAAGTTTTCAGGCTTTTTGGCCCATTCCAAAAACTTGTTGAGTTTGCCGGGTTCAGCGGGGGCTTTTGCGGCAGTTGGTTTCGTTGCTGCGCCAAGGCCAGCCAGAACCGGAGTGCCGGGAACGGTGCTGCCCTCCAGTGAGGGGGCCATGCCAAGGTCACGCTCTGCAGTCGGAGACGCTGGTGCAGATGGAGCGGCAACGGCTTGCTCGCCGCCAACATCGGTCATAAATTGCTGTACTTGATCACGCGATACAGGCGCTGCAGGGCTTGGCGCAAGTCCCGGGCGTTTCTGCTGCGATCTATCAGGGCCAGCATAAATGTCAGCCGCAGACACCGGAGGCGGCGCATCAGGACTTTGAGCGGCACCAAGGCCCGGGGCACGTTGTGAGCCACCAAAAACCTCTGCCCACGGATCTGAACCGGGCGCTACGCCCGGGCGCAAAGATTGTCCAAATTCACGGATCTTTCCAAACGCCGACGCAAGTGCCGAAGGCTCGTTGGATTCAGGCGGCCGAACACCAATTATTTCGCCGTTCCGAGTTACAAATTTTGGGCCTTCAACATCAATTTCAGGGGCGGAATAATCGCCGAAAGTCGGTTTGCCACCGTCTTCGTATCCGTTGCGACCAGCAACACCACCGCGAGCAAATATGCCGTATTCTTTTAGTTCTTTTTGCAACGGATCTTCGTCTTTTCCGAAAACTCCGGCTTCTTTGCCTTTTTTGTACAGTTCGACGCCCGTTTTGCCAACGTCGCCAAGTTGTTTGGCTTGTTCAATAGTTGACATTTGATGCGGCAGATCGCCCTTCGCAACTGCAAGGCCAGACACCGGCAAGTTACCTGCCGGCACGAACCCAGCGCCACCGGGCGCGCCACCCATAGGACGATTGGCTTGCGAGTACGGGCCAAACATTTGAGCCTGCGCCTGCAACAGCGCAGCCATGTCAGACGGGCTCACAAGGCCCGGAGAGCCACCATCGGCGTAACCAGCGCGACCACCGTCAGCCATAAACATCGCGGCAATCTTTGCGATGTCCATGACATCTTCCATTGCCGAACGTCCTTTCGGTGCTTCACCCGGAGTCGGAAGTTTTTGAATGTCAGGCTTTTCGTTAGGGATATCAAGTTTGGTCGGGTTGGGGTCCGAATACGGCATGCCGCCGTCCGCAAACCCAAGGCCAGCGTGTTCCGGGTGAACGTGACCGCCTTCCTTTGCCGTGTACTCGCCATCGATCACATCGTCGTGACGTGCGAGACCCGCGGCTTTGCGAGTTGCCTTGTCGTAGTTGACCGTCTTGATGCCGCCCGCGAGACCAACGGCCTCGGGGTGTTTTTTCTCAACTTCCTGCGCGATGAGACCGATTTGCGTGTGTTCTTTCGGGTCGCCTTTGTAGTTGTAGGCGTAGATCGGCTGACCATCTTCGGTGCGGCCGATGCGACGGATGTTTTCCTTGACGCGCTCGTCGGAGAACAGACCGCCCGGTTGGTTGGTCGTCGTGGTCGAACCCGAGAGCGCACCCGTGCCCATGGCGACGTTCGCGAGGAATTGCGCCACTTGGAACGGGTACCCCTGCTGTTGCAGGTACTGGTTGTAGAGCGCCTGCAAGCCGGCCTGAGCCGTCTGCTGCTGGGCTTGACCCGCGCCCATCTGAGCCTGTGCGCCCTGTAATGCGGCGGCCTGCGCGCCCGTGCCAAGGCCGGCGAGTTGCTGCGCGGTGGCAGCACCCATGCCATAGAGTTCTTTGCCGATGCCTTGCTGGCCCTGACCGAGTCCCATGCCCTGTTGATACAACTGCTGGGCAAGTCCCTGCACGGCCTGACCGGTGCCGGTCTGCTGGCCGTACAACTGCTGCGCGAGAGCGGCCTGTTGCTGGGCCGTGGTGGCACCTTGGCCGAAAAGTTGCTGGGCGGCAGCACGTTGCTGCTCGGCCGACTGGAGAGCCTGTCCGAAGCCCTGCTGGCCGATGCCAAGGAATTGCTGGGCAGCGGCTGCCTGTGCGGAACGATTGGCCTGCTCGGCTTGCAGAGCAAGTTGCTGTTGCTGTTGGGCGGTAGACAGTGACTGACCGTAACCGGACTGCATGAGTTCGCCCAGAACCTTACCCGTCGCCAACTGCTGCTGTTGGGCAAGGTTGGCCGCGGCAATGGATGCCCGGTCGCCACCAAAGGCGCCAGAGCGGATTGCGTTGGCTGTCTGCCCCGCCATGGCCTGCTGATTCTGCTGATTGAGCAAAGCGGCCGTGGGAGCGACGACGCCCTGCATGTAGGGCGACATGTAAGCCTGCGTGTTCAGGTCCCCGGGGCCGACTGAGGTGGCGCCTGCGAGCCCGTACTGGGTTGCGAGTTGCTGGTAGGGGGCGGCGGCCTGCTGGGCTGCGCCCAACTGCGAGAGGCTCGCTCCCGTGATGTCCTGACCCTGCGCTTGCCCGTAGGCAAGATTCTGAAGGGCTGCCTGCGTGAGCGGGCTGGCGGCTTCGAGGCCGCCGTAATACTGCTGCAGGGCCATTTGGTTGAGCGGCTGGGCTTGGTTGTATGCCTGACCGTAAATGTCCGCAGCGGCGCCGTAATACGGCACAGCGGCCTGTTGGGCGCCCATGAGTTGGCCGGTGGCTTCATCGTAGTAGGGCTGTGCCTGACCGGCGGCGTAATTGATGTTTTGGATGCCCGCCAACTGCGTCGGCGTAAGTTGGGCGACAAAATCCGCCGGGTTGTATGAGTACGGCTGAAACGGTGTCCCAGCAGCCTGATCCGCACGGGCATTGACCGCGTTATATCGCGCCAATACCTCTGGTGGGATCGATACTGCTTGGGTTGTTGTACTAGATTTGCCGCCCATTTACTGCTCCCGCGCAAACTCTCCGGTTTTCGCACCGTAGAGGAAGAATGCGCCGCTAGGTTCGCCAAATTGCCGTCGATACATGCGTACTTTGGCCTCTGTGCGGCTGTTTGATAATACGCCGATAATCAACGGAATTCCAAGTTCGTCTGCGGCTTTCTTGCTGAATTCACAGAGCCGCGCTGCACGCCCACCTTTCGCATTGCGATAGTTGGGATGGATGAAGATCGCTTTCTCTTCCAAAACTTTTGCGTCCGAGTACCACATGGTCCCGATACGCAGCAGGACGACGCCCTCAATCGGGCCGCCGGCTTTGCCAATCACGCCCATGATGCCGTGATCCTGATGTAACGCAGGCCAAATTTCGGCCAACAATTTTTGAGGATTGGGGTTCAAAAACCCGTTCTCCTCACAGGCCGCCATGGCGATCGCCATGACAGCATCAAGATCTTCGGCAGTACCGACACGAATCTTCAGTTCTTCAGTCACGTTTTGGCCCCGGTAGTTTTTTGAGAGTGTTGATGGTTTCTTTACGATATCGCTTCACAAATTCGTCAAGCACTCGGTGACCGACTTCGAGGTCACCCTTGCCGATCATGCGCACTTGGGCAGGCGAGAGAACGTACTCGCCACCGGCTGCAACGATCGGGACTGCGGCATCGTGTTCGCCGCCCGTAGCCTTGCCCGGCATCTCGGCGCCATACGGGCCTTCACCGCCGCCGTAGGGCATGCTGCTGGTGATGCCATAGGGACCGCCTGCAGCGCCATAGGGAGCCTTCCCTGCGCCGTAAGGCACGCCGCCAAACACGCGCTTGATGTGCTTGAACCCGGCCATCGTGTTGCCTTCACCCATGGCCGAGACGATGTCGGCCGGGATGACATACGAGCCCGAGGGGACGTGCATCGGCAGGTGGTCGGTACGGCCGGCCACGCTGCTGTGTATCGGGCCGACGTGCAGGTGCTCGCCCGTCTTGGCGCGCGGCACACGCGGCATCTTCGGCATGCGCAGGCCGCCGTGAGCCGAGTTGCGCGCGGTGTTAAGCGCGGCAGCGATCGCCTGCTTTTGCGGGTGACCAGCGTGGACCATCTCGGAGATGTTGCTGCTGATCGTGGCCTGTGACTTACCTTTGGTGAGCGGCATGCGGCACCTTACTGCGTGAGATCGTAGAACGAGATGGAACCGACACCATCACCCGTTGTGGCGCCTGAGATTGTGCGCACGCCAAGCGTATAAATATCGCTAGTTGTTGCCATGCCAGTAGGCGTAGCAATCGCGGCGCCGATTTGTGTATCCCAGTTATACCCCGTAGGAGACAACGTACTGCTCTGACCGCCGCCGCCCGAGTTGGCTATATAGCCGGTTTGGACAATTGTTCCAGCAGCCGAAATAGCCGTAGCCGCTACGTCGTATTCCACGTTGGAGTCAGAAGGCACCGTTGCCGCCCAAGTCGCCCCGGTTAGTGTCGGGTTCTTGATAAGGGCAATTTCATAGTTCTGGCTGGTCGTGGGCTGGAACTGAATGCGGTTTGGAATAACTACGGCACCAAGTGATGTAGACGCCAGCCGGATGGACACAATTGGCAAAAAGTTAGCAGCAGTATTGATAGTGGTAAATATCGTAGTACGCCGTGCTACGTGGTCAATCGAAGACTGCTCGTACCCGCCTTCCGAAATTACAGTTGAGCAAATTTGTTTTAACGATGCGGCAACTGCTGAGGTCGAAGTAATTTCATAACGCATCGGGAGCGTGGCCGTCGTCATGTAGACGTTGCTAATCAGGTTTGCGTTGTTGAACGTTTGGCACAGGATGAACTTGCCATCAATCACAAAGCCACACCGCACAGAACCTACGCCAAGCCACTCAAAGTCCATCCATAAAATCTGCGCCTTGCTTGCATCAAGCGTATAACCGCTAGGCCCAGTGCCGTCTAACTTATCGCCGTTCCAGTTAGCCTGATTGACTGTGCGAGCATCGCTTGCCGAACCGGTGACGTAAGAACGAAGAACAAACGATACAGTGCCATCAATCTTTTGGAAGAACACGCCATTCTGCGTATTGAAATAACCAACACGTTGAGTCAAATTGGCGCTATTACTGCTGTCCATCACAAACGTAGCAAGGACAAGAAGCCCCTTACCCGGCTGATACGGTAATGAACGATACGACTGACGCGCTACGGAACCTACACCACCGGCGGTAACTTCTAGTTTTACTGCGGCTTCGTTTGTAAGGAACGACGTAGTGCCTGTGCCAGTTGTTGCTGTGGCAAATTGATTATCTACAGCGTAACGGTTTTGGCTATCGAACAGAGTATACGGGCTTGCGACCTGCAAGCGCCCAAACGCATCCAACGAACCAATTGGAAATTGGATGTAAACCGGGTTGAACGGACCAGAACCGTACGGCGGGTATACGTTAATCGTCATACGATGCCTCCGCTCACGTTAA